TGTAAATATTACCAGTCGGAATAGTTACACCACCACGTTCAACCAAACGGCCTTTGGCATAGAAATTATCACGTTGGCCATTATCTACAACAAAGTTCGTTGACAGATCAACACCATCAGAATCATCTTCCTTAACAGCAGTGACTTGATAAATGTCAGCAGTACCAAGGTCAATGTATCTGAATCCAGCACCATCTGAATCAGCATCTCCAGGCCATGCAACTGTTAGTGTTGAACCTGTATTCAATGACTTAGTTCTGTGAGTAGGTGCACTCTTAATTGCATAGGCAAGAACAATATAATCGGTCGAATTTGACAAACCGGAAAAATCGGCCTGTGTATCACCTGTTGTTAATGTAATTGTTGGATTTGCAATAGGTCCAGTTGCTTCTGAAACAACCCATTGGAATTTATCAGTAAATGTCAAACCAGAACCAGCAGCAAGACCTGAATAGTTACCAGAACCATCAGTAGTAAATGTGTATCGCTTCTGAATGGTTAGAGCAGAAATTGTAACACCGGTTGAACTTGGGCGTTCGTTAGGTAATGGGAACAATAAAGAATTATTTGACGTACTCTTTAACTGTGTAATACCTGCTTCTTGGATAATGTTAACAAAATCAGTACCACTGTTACCAAAACTCTTGACACTTCTGAATGATGAACCAGAGTTCATTTGAATGTCAAAGAAATAATAGTTATGATTTGCACCATCTTCTTGTACAGCACGAATACGAGCAGTACCAATGGTTGATCCACTATAAGATGAATCACTTCTTAAATTAATTTCATCAAATGTTGAAATATCTGGAATACCAGAATTATCGGTTGCATTACCGATGACGTAGTTACCATACTGAGCAATAACATTCTGACTTGCTAATGTGGTAGTTGTTTGTGCCTTGGGCACATTAATTTTGTTTGTTGGAATATCAAGTCTGTAACCATCAACATATGCAACACCAGATGAAACATTCAACTCAAGGTTTGAATCATTAAGATCATCAAACTTTGCAATAAATGGTTTGACAACATAGTTGCCAGATTCTTCTCTTGTTCTTAGAGCAAGAACATCATTAATCTTGTTATATGTTTCATCAGCAGTAATTTCGTCTGTGATAACACCATCAGTAATTCTGGCAATATAGACAAAATTTTCATCTGCCGCAACATTATCACGAGTAGTCAATGTTAAATTAATTCTGTAACGATCGGCACCGGGTGCTGTTAGGTTTGGAGTAGCACCTTGGTTATCATAAAGTGCATTATCATCTTCGACAGTAACAACAGTTTCGTCAACACGGAACCCAATATCCGCCGTAGGAGTTGCAGAATACTTACTTACAAAAATTGTTTGTTTGGATGCAAATACAAAATGGCCTTGGATAAAATAATCACCATTGTCAACAGAAATTGTAGTACCACGACCAGAACCACCAGATGATGCAACTTTAAGATCAGCAATACCAGAACCAGATAATAAAGCAGCATTAGGAACACGAACAGGGTCAGAACCGGATGTACCAGCAGACGTATCAGTATAACGAACATATAAAGTTGCTGGATCGGAACCAGAAGCAGGTACAACTTGTAATACCTTAACCTTGATATTTGGATCTGGTGACTTAACAGTCAATTCTAATCCAATCAAAACACTTGTATTGGCAGGTAATGGATTCAGTGATGTATCAAGTTTGATGTATTCGTAACTTGTGTTAAGGGTAACATTACCAGCACGAACCGGAGCACCTTCTCTAAAGATATTTGAACCGAATCGTTCAATTTCCTTTTGCGTAATAGTCTGCATTTGTGTAAGCTCGCGAGCTTGAAGAGCCCGGCCAGCATTAAACAGAATGCGGTGATAGTTATCACTATCAGCAAAGTCATCCTTATAAGTTGTAGAAAAAGTAGTATTCGTTATGGTTGTTGCCATGTTTCAAACCTTAAATGGTAATGATAACCTTAATGTCTTCTTGTTGTGCGGCGTCGCGGATTACACGAGCCCTATTCTCAATATATAACAATTCTCCAGAGAACGCATCTGCCAAACTTGTACTTGAAGCAGAATCAATTGTTCCTGTGCCAGAACCATCACTTTCAGAAAGTGTTTCACCATTTTGGAATATACCAAAGCCGGTATTTTCGTTTTGGTGGAAATAAATCCTATTGGAATCAATGTCATCAATAAATGCTGCAGTATCAGATGTTCCACCACGGATCAATTTATCAACAGAGAATGAACCCACACCCGTTGCCATGACAATTGATTTTAGTGCACGAGCATCTGATGCAGTGAGAACAGTATTTGTGCCAGTTTCTTCCATATTGCGGAATACAGAAATCTGTCTGAAATCGTTACCCACAATAAATGCACCATCTTCAGTGCCATCTGGTTTAACGTTAAGCATAATAGATGTTGCTTTCAGATCATCTCTTGGATCTGCACCAATACCACCAATAGGCCCAATGATTGGTCTAGCAGTAGCACCTGTTCCACCACCACCAGAGAATTCAATATCAGCATATTGATAACCTGAACCTAGTGCGGCCGATTCGTTATTCATTTCAATCTTAACGATAGTACCACCAGAAATTGTAGCAGTAGCTGCGGCACCTGTACCGTTACCGTTAATTGAAATTGTTGGAGCAGATGTATAACCACTACCACCAGATGAAATGGAAATACCTGTAATCTGCCCTGGTTTTGCTGCTCTTTGAACTGTCAACTGTTGTAATTCAAAAGCATTGAGTCCGGCAGAATCACCTGCTGTTTCCCATGCTACCTTTTCAATGGGAACATAGTTAGCAGATAAGAATGAGTTTGCTCGTGATGCAGAAATGGAATACATAAACTTCCAACGATAACCATCGGCAGTTTCAAATACATTTGTTTGTCCAACACCAGCAGTAGTATAACTTGGCTTTACTGTTGAAGGTACAGCAGTACCGAGAGCATTTCGGCCTTGCTGTAAACAAATATAAACTTCATTATCCTCTGTCAATACATAGTAGGTATTGGTAGGAATCCCAACTTGGTTGTCGTTGAATCCAGAATAAGTTGTACCAGATGTCCAGTTATACCTTGGAATAACGAATGAAACATCACCAACACGCTTAACTGACTGCAAGTTAGCACGAGTAATACGTTCATCTCTAATTGTTCTGGTTGGAGTGATAATGGTATCAGCAGCATTGTACTGATCTGATTTACCAATACCTACATAGTACTCATCAGAGTCTGTAGCATTTGCAATATCTGTATAAAGAAGATTAGCTAAAAGCTTTTTAAGTGAATCTGTTACAATCGCAGCCATTTGTTTTTCCTATTATGATATTGTTAGGTCGCTGTCAACGCCAAGCAAATACCAGTTTATTCCATCCCATATTGTCTGTGCGGCAGAATATTGCGGTAATGCAAAAGTTGTACCTTGTGCAAAAGCAGTAGGTGTTACTGTTGCAGTACCAGCACCCTTATTTGTAAATAATTTAAATTCACCAATCGTCGTACCCGAATCAAGTCCTACAGCCAAAGCAGTTGCTTTATTACAAATAATATATGATGCAGTAGCTGATGCAGTACCATTAGCTGTAATTTCAACCGATGAATAAGCAAGTTTTGCTATCTGAACTGAACCGGATCCTTTACCGATCAGATTCAAATTAACATTTGTATCACCACCTGTTGCTGATAATGTTGGAGGATTACCAGTAGCAGCATTGGTGATTGTAAATTCATTAACAGCAGAACCAGTAGCCGTAAATTTAACAAGTTCATTACCGTTGGTATCATTAATCTGATTTGAAATAGTTGGTGATGAAATTGTAGGTGATGTTAATGTTTTATTGGTTAGTGTTTGTGTTGATGTATCTAGTACAACAATACCACTGGCAGCAGGTAAACGGATAAGTGTATCAGTACCAACATTTGACGCAGTAAGTCTTGTTTCAAAAGCATCAGCAGTTGCACCTTCAAAAACTATTGCACTGTCTTCAAAAGAAATCTGACTCGATAAAATATCGCTGTCACCACCAAATTTTTGGTAGATTTCAACAAAAGTTTCGTTGATCTTTTGACCAGCCTGTCTTAATGTATCACCGGTTCCATCATTGGCCGAAGAACCGATACTGATATTTTGTCTAGCCATTCCCTTACCTGTAAAAGAATTTTATTTTATTTATATTAAATAGATGAATCGCTCGTGTATCGAGTAAATATTGTATTGTCCATATTCTCGAGACTGAGTGACATATCTGGACCAATTGGGTCAGCAGAATCATCAAATGTGAATGAATTAGGTGTAAGAACATCTCTAATATTCTCATAGAATCCATCAACCGTAGTAGAGGATAGATCCTCGTATACCACAATATCTTGATCCAGCGCAATACGGATTTGTTTACCGTCGGACGAATCAATAAGTCCAGTAATTTGTGCAAATCCACCAGTCGGATCAAGAGATGCAGCACCAACAAGACTTGATGCAACTGCGGTAGAATCCAATGGATCTTCAATACCTGGTGCAGTAGCAAGATTCAATGCAAAATTTGTTTCCAACTGAACCTGTCCCGCAAAATAAAATCCAGCAGGATGTACAAATCGCTTGTATAATTGTTGATAATCAGCAACTGAAATACCAGACTTAATCAAAATAGAAAATATCTGATATAGCCTATTATCAATTATATATCTTAATGATTCGGTACCGATCTCAGACTCACCGACAATAAAGATTTGATCTTTTGGATATTCAATTGTAACTTCGGTATTAAAAAATGCTCTAAAAAAACCTTCAATCGATACTAGTGAACCCTTTGATCTATAAAACTGTGATAGTAATCTTGCCATCAATCTAGGTTGTTGAAAGAATGATGCAACTTGTAAACCATTACCGATTTCGGCGACTAATTGATCTAAACTTTCCAGTGTTGTTTGTGTAATATCGCGAAGAGTAATAATGTTATCAATATCATTTTTAAATGATTGATTGCCAGTACTGTCAATAAAATCATAATATTTTTCAAGGAATGTAATAAGATCAGGATAGTCTGTGCTAAAATATTCAGGTAAAACTTCCTTAACAACGGACTTGCTAAGATTAATATCTCGCCTATTAAGATCTTCTATACGATGTGTCATAGA